TCGGCCTATGCCTGCATCTTGGTATCCATCGCCACACTTGGCAGAACTACCGTATCAGCGAAGAATTCGATCTAGTCTGTGATGAGATTGAAGACCGCATGAAGCAGTACAAGTTCGAGAATGCCGTTGCTGGGCTGATGAATCCTACGCTGATTGCGCGGGATATTGGGCTGGTTGAGAAGTCGAGCGTTGACCTGACTAGCGGCGATGGCACCATGAGCCCGCAACAGCTGACCTTCAACATCATTAAGCCAAAAGATGCAGTTTGATATCTCATCTGCCTATCTTCCGTTCGTTGACCTTGAGAATGTAGCTACAAGGCGCGAACTTCTGCGTGATGCGCGGTATCACATCATGGAGGGTGGCCGAGGGGGCGGGAAGAGTCACTTCATTGCCGAACTGCTAGTCGTTGAGGGCTATCTACAGCCTCAGCGCATTCTCTGTACGCGCCAGATCCAGAAATCAATCAAGGCATCCGTACTGCAACTCCTGGCTGACAAGATCGACAAGCTAGGGCTGTCTTGGTTCTACGATGTGCAGCGGACGCAGATCGTCGGCAAGAACGGCACGGTCTTTCTGTTCGAGGGCCTGCAATCAAACATTGACAGCATCAAGTCGATGGAAGGCATCACCCGCGTATGGATCGAGGAGGCGCACGGCGTTGTTGATGACTCCTGGCAGGTGCTGATCCCCTCTATTCGAGGCGCTGGCTCTAAATTCATCATCTCCATGAACCCTGGCAACATCATGGACGCGAGCTATGTCCGTTTTGTAGCTATGCCGCCATCGAGCAGCATTCACCGCAAGATTAACTACGACTCCAACCCATTTTTCCCTGAAGTGCTTGAGACTGAGCGCCTAGAGTGCCTGAGTCGCTTCCCTGACGCCTATCCTCACATCTGGCTAGGCGAGCCAACGGCAGATAGCGAACACGCCATTATCAAGCCGTCATGGATTCAGGCGGCAGTCGATGCGCACATTGTGTTGGGCTTCAAGCCTGAAGGTATCAAAGTTGTAGGCATGGACGTTGCTGACGAGGGCGCAGACAGTAACGCAATGACTGCTCGTCACGGATCTGTAGTGTTCGACCTTGAAGAGTGGCGAAAAGGTGACGTGATATTCAGCGCTAACAAGGCGTTCGCATATGCAGATCTAAACGGTTTCGACCAGCTTACCTATGACTCGATTGGCGTAGGTGCTGGCGTGAAGGCTGAAACTAACCGGCTTATGGATCAGCGCCAATCGTCCAGGCAGATGCAGGTGTCGGGCTTTAACGCTGGCGGCTCAGTAGTCAGCCCTGATTCCGAATACATGGTCGGCAAGAAGAACAAGGACATGTTCTCTAACATCAAGGCCCAAGCATGGTGGCAGATGCGCGACCGCTTCAGCAAGACCTACAAGGCCGTCAGAGAGGGCGCAGTCTACCCGGCTGACGAGCTTATCAGTCTGTCGTCAACTCTGCCCCATCTTGAGCAGCTTAAGGCTGAGCTGTCACGCCCGATGGTTGACTACGACAACAACGGCAGGGCGAAAGTTGAGAGTAAAAAAGACATGGCAAAGCGTGGGATTCCGTCCCCTAACTTGGCTGATTCGCTTATAATGGCGTTCGCTCCTACCGAACAAACCGGAGGAGGTGTTTTTCTGCCTGCGAGGTTGCGCCGTTGAAGATGCTGCATATTGTCACTAGGAAGACCGCGAAAGCAATAGGCTTGAAGAGATATTTCAGTGGCAAGCTATGCGCGCACGGCCATGTATGCGAAAGGGTGATCGGTAGCGGCTTGTGTGATGATTGCCGGATGATCCTTGGTCGAAAGCATGATGAGAATCGCCGTAACGACGAACAGCGCAAGGCATACATGGCAAGCTACCTGGCCGATTACGTAAAGGAAAACCGAGAGGATATCCGTCGAAACGCAAGGAACCATTATGCCAAGCACAAGCCGCTAATGGCTGAGCGCGGTAAGGCGTTTCGCGAATCTAACAAGGATCTGTATCGCGCCTTATGCCATCAGCGCAGAGCCAAGATCCACAATCGTATTCCCGCATGGTGCAGCAAGGATGATCTGAAAACCATCCAGGCTATGCACAGAGAGGCTAGGCGCCTAGAGTCGATCACTGGCATCGTCTTTCACGTTGATCACATCATCCCTATTGCCGGACGCCTTGTATCCGGCCTGCATGTGCCAAGCAATATGCAGATCCTTACGAAGCAGCAGAACCTAGCCAAGCTTAACCAGTTCGATCCTTGGGCATTCCAGGATTAACACCATCCCCGCACGGTATCACCCATCCTGTTACCGTGCGCAAATAATGATTCTCCGGAGAACAGTTAGCGCTTGACGGTGAGCCGATTGCGCGCATAGAATCAGCCAACACAACACGGAGACGGTAAAGATGGCGACGGTTAAAGAACGAAAGCTGATCAGAGAAATCACTGATTTGGCGCTGGATGTGAATATGATGCATGGCGAGTACACCATTGCTACCAGCTACATCGGGCATATTCACGCATTTGAAGTGCGAGTGCTGGACAAGGATCTGAATGTGCAAGGCGATCCGTGTCAGTGGGCTTATCTATCTGGCGGCGAGACTGAGCTATGGGACGATAAGCAGGCTATCGAGTCTTTGCAGGCTCAGCTTCACATCGTTAAAACCTACCACCCACAATTCGACGCGGACGGGGTTAAGTTATGAGTAAGGTTGATTGGAGTTTGGCGCCGGAAGGGGCGACGCATTACAGCGAGAATAACGATATGTTCTACTCGTTAAAAGGTGGGATTTACTATTTTTACGCTAGCGATGATATTGAGCTGATTAAAGGTGGCCGCGCATCAAGCTATGAACTTACTAGTTTTATCGAGCGCCCGAAACCAGCAACATGGTCAGGCCCGCAAGATGGGTTGCCGCCAGTAGGCAGCATTGTTCTTGCACGACGATCTGACACAAATAAGTGGCATGAATCAGAGGTTATCCGCCATAGCACCGAATATCAAAGGAGCTGTGTATGCGCATTCATGGAGGTAAAATCGAACATGATGTTCTGGTCTAGTGAGTACAAGGCAATCAAAACACCCGAACAACTCATCCAAGAAAAACGCGAAACCGCAATCCGGGAGTTCATGGATGTCGTCGGGATTGATTGCCGGGTGACTGCCGGTAAAGCGGTTGATGCTGGGTTTAAGCGGGAGGTGGTTTGATGAAATATGTGGTTATGCAGGATCAGAGCGGAAAAGAGTCAATCTTTATCTTCTCGAAAGAGATTCATCATGACTGCGCCGCCGAGGTGTTCGGTCGAATCAAGGATCAGTCAACCGGTCGATGGAATAGAGTGTTTCGGGAGGCTCTATCTGCTGGCTTCACAGATGGTAAAACCTGTCACGGCAGAAGCGAGACGCTGAACCTAGACTCGCGAGGACGATTAGACGAAATGCTAATTGAGTAAAACAAAAGGCCCTCTAAACAAGGGCCTTGACTTTATCTAAAACACCATTTCACATCTGTCCACGATCCATAAACCGTGGACATTTGAGATTTGGTGTTTTTTCATTTGTCAAGTTTGCGCTTGGCTCGCTCGATGATTCCTTTGCTCAGGGGTTCGCCTTTGTCGTCGACCAATACTTCGACCTGACTACAGTAGCAAAAGATCATATTCGGCACTATCGAATACCAAGTTGCAACTTCTTGGATTGTATACAGGTTGCCGTGTCGAGCTATATGGCTAGCACGGCTCGTGCTCTTAAGCGCCGAGAGGTGGAGCAATTTAGACTTTATGCCTAGGTCAGTCTGCGCCTGTTGCGCCTCTTCACGCCTAGCTGTACGCATAGCGCCGACAACTTCAGTCTGCGAGATACGGCTTGCGTCAAACTTGCTAACTCCAATCCTTGTCTCGATGTTCTCCGCGATCTTGCGTGGACTGATACCGCTAGCCATGCCGCGCGACAAGGTTGACGCTAGATCACCAGCCATGTCGTCAGAAATCTTTTTCATCTCGTTGAACGTGCGAGCCTGGAGCAGACTAAGGCGGCGACGATAAGGAGCGCTAGTCAGCAGCGAGTCTAGGTGTGGACGGCTCACTGCATACGCCTCAGACTGAATCGTCAGGTTTGCCATCGTCAGCGCCGTACCTTGAACATATGCCGGGGTGATGTACCCGGACATAAACCAGTTCGTTTGTGGCGTGCCTTCGTCTATTAGCTGGCCGATCAGCATGGAAATCTCGTTATCCATGTTGGCTAGCGTGAAGTCGTCAAGCTCAAAAATGTACGTCTTCTGCTCAGCATTGACAGCGTTAAGCGTCACTACCTTGTAAGGGATGCGCTTCAGGATAGCTAGAACGCCTTTCTGTACGGCGTCAATGCGCCTGTCGAAGTCCTTGATAGCCTTCTGGACTCGCTTCTGTTGACCTGTCAAGTCATTTTCGCTGCGGGGTAAAATTGGCTCGCCCATGATTTCATCCGGTATTTTTTCGTTATCCATTGTACAATGGACAGGCTGCGTAGGGATTGATCCCCAGTCCTCATCCCCAACCCTGAGGGCGCAGCGATTCACTTCTCATGGGTTGGTTCGCTTGGGGCGAATATGCAGACACCAGATTCGTTTATTGGAAGCCAATTCTTTACTAGGACTGGAGGCGTAGTTACGTGCGATTCTTTGCTAAAGAAGCAAGATAACGGATGCAAAAGATATATATTCACATGCTCAACCTGCTCTACAGATGAAGAGCTTTGGCCTTATGGAAGTATATCTTCAACAAAATCACCAATAACTAATGGAGCAACACCTTGCGGCTGTGCTGCTAAAGTAAAGTGGACACGCGAGCAGTATGTAGTAAGGCTTAAAAGATCAGCATCATTTCTCGGAATAGAGTTTAAAGGATTCCATGGTGAGTGGAAAGGGAATCAAACAAAGTGCATACGGTCATGTCCAACTCATGGAGAGTGGAGAAGCTCTCTTGTGCAGGATGCACTAAGAACAAAAGGCTGCAAAAAATGCGTGGCTGAATCTGGTGCTGCCAGAGATTCGACGCCAGAAGATTTGGCAGTTGAAAGAATAAACCAAAGATGCAACATAGATGGCTTGGTGTTCGTTGGATTTGATAATGCGTACGCTGGCTCTAGCTCAAGATTGTTAATCAGGTGCAGCGCTCATGGTGATTTTTCCATGAGGTATAGCCACTTCCTAGCTGGAAGTACATGTTCTGGATGTGCAAGATACGGATTCAGCAGGACTGACGATGCATTCATCTATTGTCTTATGAGCGAATGTGGCGCCTATCTAAAGGTTGGGATAAGCAAAGATCCAGATCGCAGACATAAAACGTTAGGCAAGAGAACACCTTTTTCTTTTTCGGAGGTTATCAGCTACAAGATGATGGGTGGTGACGCTAGAGATCTTGAGGCTAGCACTCATAACAAGTTTATGTCAGCCGGATTCAGAGGTTTTGACGGAGCAACCGAGTGGCTTAGATATGATCCATGCATTATCAAGCACATAGAACAAAGGGCCTTGTAGGCCCTTTTCTTATTGCGTGATTGGTTCTTCAGGCGGCTCTATGTCTGGCAAAGGAGGCAACTCCTCACCATTCTCAAATCCGCCTACATCGCGCATCTCTTCAGCAGTAAATACTGGAACTCCGCTAGACAACATCTTGGCATTGATGTCGGCCATTTTTTGAACGATGGTCATTTTCTCATCTTTGCTGGACTCAGTAAGGTCATTCCAGCAAACACTAGTTTCAACCGTCAGCAGCACGCCTAGCCGCATCAGATGATCAATCAGCGTCTCGATGTCAGACGACAGGGTATTTACTCGACGACCTTGGCAGCGCTTATTGAAGGACTTGATATCTTCGGTAGATGCGCGCTCGCCAGTCTGATTGCCAACAATGATCTTGGATGGGATACGGATAGAAGCGCAGAACGATTGCAGCGAGATATCAAATGCCGGCAGCGGATCTGGAACATTGGCAACTAGCGGAGTAACGCTAGCGCCTTGGGTAATGATCGTTTGATCAAGCCCCTTTGACATGCCTTCTGTAACATCATTAAATACGTCTTGCAGAGCGCTAACTGGAACTCCGTGCGCCCTCGCGATCTGGTCCAATTGCACTTCGCGGTCGAAGTTGATAGATAGCTGGCGACTGGCGTTCTTAAGGAAAGACTCACCACTACCACCTAAAATTTTGTCCGTATTGACTAGGTCGTTGTAACCTGCGCGCAGAAACGGAACACCATTACGAATGTCGCCAACAACTACAACTCGATCAGGATGGACGGTTACAATTCGGCCTGGTTCTGCATTGAAGTTGTCGTGCAACGCGTTTTCCGAATAGATGAACTCTTTTGGTTTGCCAAAGTTTGCGTCTACAGGGTTATCGTACCAAGACGCAATTTTAACTTGCCCTTCCCAGCAGGGAATCAGGCTGATCAATTGTTTCTCAGATGCCTTGCCAACTGGCTGGTCCCACTGCTTCGAATCTTTGAATTGAAGCAAGATGCACGAGTACCTACCGACAAGACGTTTTGTATCAGACTCGCGGAACGCCTCCCATAGCTTGAGACGCTTCGCAAGTTTCTTGAAGCTCTCTTCCCATGGCGTAGGGTTGGCTGCGCGATCTTCCTCGTCACCCTCAATGACCTGCGGGTCTTCTGACCAGCAAGCCTCTGTCAGCGTCATGATCGCGCCGTGCGCAATGCCTCCGCGCTCGAACATGCGATAGAAGTCAGAGAAGCACAGCGTCTCCTTGTAACCATAGGAGACCCAGGCGCAGGGTCTCGATGAGTCCGAGCTTCCACGCGTAAGCGACTGGCGAGACATGATCGTCGCCCGCTCACTAAGCGCAGAGTTAAGCGCCATCTGAAGCGCAGGTGTCAGTGGTGCATTGACAGTCATAAAATAGGGCCTCGTAAATTATCCTCATTATACAGCTTGCGTGGAACGGCGGTTTAGGCTAAGGTTTGCGTACTTTAAATGGAGGGTTGGACGGATGAAATTGGTTGAATTGCTGGCGAAAGAGATTGATAAATGGCCTGAAGGTGTCGTGCAAATCTGTCAATCTCTGGTTGACTCTGAGCTTTATGGTGAGAATTCAAACGGATCTTGCATTTTTCGGCTGTATCCAGAGAGCGGAGGAAATACGCCGATCTCGGAAGATGACTATGATTATGTCAGTCTTGCCCAATGGCAAGCCGAGCGCGACCGTCAGAAGGGTGGCGAGTGGAAGCGGAATAGGGGCGGTAAGGTGCCAGTAAGCCTGAATGATACCGTCGATGTTAAATTGCGTTGCGGCGATATTCAGCAAGGGAAGGCGCATGAATTTATCTGGCGCCATGAAGACTGTGACGTTGCCGCTAACATCATGCAATACCGAATCATCAGCCAGCCACAAGCGGAGGAGGTAGATGTGAAGGATACGACTATTGGAACACTGAGCTACAAGGTGGAGATTGATACCAGTGCTGCGACTCAGGCGATTGATGAGCTGTCCGCTAAATGGGATCAGATCGAAACGCCATTCAAGTGGCGAGACGAAGTAACCGAGCTCAACGCCTACATCGAGAAATTCACTCGTGAGCGTGATGAGCTGATTAACCGTCTCTCGCTCGAAGGGTTTGCGCTTATTCCTGCGATGACTCCGGTTATGGGGGTTGCTGATATTGATTTTAGTGATTGGCGTAACTTGCAAGAAGGGGACATTATCGAGTGCGGCGATGAAGGGTGGTCTAGTTCGTGGCGCGGTTCGCGAGTAACAGTTAAGGCTATTGAGCGTGCCGATTACGGCGGAAGCCTCCCAGTCTACGCCATAGACGAAGACGGCGACGATGATTGGGGCGAGTCGTATACTTTCATCAGCCGCCCATAACCCATAACCACCCACCCAAGCCCTCCTAACCCGAGGGCTTTTTTGTGCGTGCGTGTTAAAATTAACAATCGAAAAAACTGGACGAGCTCATGAAATATGTGAAAAGGGAAGGTGAAAGCGATGATTCTTTCGAGGCTAGAAAGGAGCGCCAAAGAGGATATTGCAGGGCTTATTATGCAAAGGACAAAAAGTATCACGCCGAAAGGCATGCAAAATACCACGCGCAAAACAGGCAAAGACTGATTGATTACGCAGCAACAAGAAACAAAGAAAATCCAGTGGCGGCAAATCTAGCCAATCAAAAGCTACGGGCAAAGCGGATCAAGCGAGTTCCTGCGTGGTATGGCGAGCTTGACGACTTTGTAATCTCTGAGGCGTTATCGCTATGTAAAGACAGAGAGTCTTGTACGGGGATCAAATGGCACCTAGACCACACGCTACCACTTAACGGCAAGACGGTCAGCGGCCTGCATGTATGGAATAACGTGCAGTGCATTCCCGGATTCCTGAATAGCCATAAGAGAAACAGACTAATCATGACCGAGCCTATGCAGTGGATTAGCCACATTGGAGACGTGCTAAAATAATTGGCACTTATTGGAGAGCATCCACATGCATAAAACACAGGTGTTTGTCGTTAATTCGGCGAGCGCAGAAACCAGCACCAGGGTAAACGTAAGGGTGGCAGTTAACGCATCCACCATTCGCCGAGAACAGCACAACGGTAGAGAACACATCGTCGTCCCTTCTTTTACTTTGCCTGATGAAGTGATTATGAATGGTGGACTTTATCCCCATGACGAGATCGAGAAGTCCTACAAGAGCCTAGAGGGCACTCTTGCGCCTCTTGGTCATCCTCAAGTAGACGGCGATTACGTAAGCGCTCGACAGCCGGAAGCCATTAATGCTTACCATGTTGGTGCATGGAATCGTAATGTCCGCCGAGTCGGCAATCGGATTGCTCTGGACAAGTGGGTTGACGTTGAATACGCGAAGAACTCTGAAGGTGGTCGCGCGCTGCTTGAGGCTATTGATAAGGGCGAGCCTATCCACACGTCTACTGGCATCTTCCTTGACCGCGAGATGACTCCTAACGCCGACGGCTACGGATGGATCGCGAGGAACATGAACTTCGATCACGACGCCCTGCTCGTCGGGGAGATTGGCGCAGCCACACCTGAAGACGGTGTAGGAATGCTTGTAAATAAAACACTGGTGATCAATTCTGTAGTGGTTAACGAGGAAGCTCTCGATAACTCCTACGGCGAGAAGATGGAACTGCTCAGCGCTGCCGTTAAAGAGAAGTTTGCTTCCGGTGACAGCTACGCATATGTTCAGGACTTCGATGATCAAGGTCTTGTGTATTGCACGCCTGATGGCATGTACAAGATCTCGTACCACATGGAAAACGGTAATCCGATTCTGACTGGCGAATCTCAAGCAGTAATTGCAAAGACCGAGTACATGGTAAAGAACGAGGAAACGCTGTTTGCTCGCCTCTTGGAGCGATTTAAATCTGTAGTACAATATTCCAGTACCAAAACTAAACAGCCTGTACAGGCTAACGTTAACGAGGAAGTAGATATGACCCCTGAGCAGGTTCAGGCCATTGTAGATAAAGCGCTTGAGGCTACTAACGCTTCCCTCGCTTCTGTACAGGCCGAAAACGAAAAACTCAAGGCAGACGTATTGGCCGCTAATACCGCCATCGCTGCCAACGCCGAATCCGGCCTGAAAGACAAGCGCGCCGCAGTAGCCAAAGTTCACGGCGAAGTTGTTGCAAACGCCTTGAACGGTGAGGCTCTGGATGCAATGTTCGCTAGCGTGCAAACTGCAGCAGGCATCGTTTCGGGAGCTCCAGTTACCAACGCCAAAGACGAGTTCGAAGGCTATAGCTTGAACCAAGCTGATCAGGAGGCCAAATAATGGCTAACGTTATCTGGCGTGGTCCTGTGCATCTTGCACAGCCTGATTCGCGCACTCTGAAGACCGGCGCAAGCATTCTGCCTGGCCTGGCTGTTACCGTAACCGCTGGCGTGTTCCAGTTGGCCGCAACCTCCAAGGTCGATTACTTCATCATGCACAACCGCGCCTACATCGGCGAAACCGTGGATACCGCTGTTCCGTCCGGCGAAACTGGCGAAGCATTCAAGCCTGTTCCGCAGTACGAATTCAACGTTCGCTTTGCCGCTGCTACCTACGCGCCAGGTGCCGTCCTCAGCATCGCTGCCGGCCAGTTCAAAGCCGCAGTAACCGGTGAAGTCGCTGTAGCTGTATTCGACGAGGCCGCATCTCGCGCAATCAGTGCAAACGGTCTTGGTGACGTTCGTATCCTCGCTAACTCCTACGTGGTGCCTGCATAATGCCTATTCTGACTTTTAACAAAGAGCAAGAGGCTGCCGTAATTGGCAAGCGTCGCGCTCATAACGCCCGTCAAGAGCGCCTCGCACGAGATAGTGAAGGCGAGATGATTGGTAACGCCTATACCATCCCTCGTGATGCTTGGGCCACCTACGACAATGACCTGATCACCTTGCAGCGTGCGCAGCTTGGCGTGTTCAGCGACTTGGCCAGCCTGCAAAAGAACGTGCCAATCGGTAAGGTTCTGCAATACTTCTCGAAGGTCGGCGACCAAGGCGAAGTGAACAGCTCGATTGATGGCCGTAGCCGTGCGAAAGCCGACGCTCCAGTCATTGATTACGAAGGCACCCCGCTGCCGATCTACGACACCACCTTCACCTTCGGCTGGCGCGATGTTGAAGCTGCTCGTCAAGATGGTGGCTGGCAGTACCTGGACGCCGCTACTCGCGACAACGGCAACCGCCGTATCGTTGAGAAGCTGGAAGACCTCGTGATCAACGGCGACACCAAGTTCAACGTTGCCGGCAACCAGATCTACGGTCTGCGTACTGCTCCAGGCCGCGCTACCGGTAACTTCGGTAACGTCGATCTGGTAACCGCAACCGGCGCTCAGTGGGTTGAAGCGGTCAAACGTGTTCTTCTCGGCCTGCAAGCCAAGAACTACTACGGTGGCGCGACCATCTACCTGAACTACGGTGACTGGTTCGCTGCATCGGTTAACGACTACGTTACCGCCGCGCCTCAGAACACCATTCTGGCTCGCCTGATGGCGATTCCTGGTGTTGTCTCTATCGTTCCATCCACCGCTGTTCCAGTGAACGAAATCCTCGCCGTTGTGAAAGAACGCCGAGTGCTGGAAATCCTGACTGCGATGCCTGTTACTACTATGCCGATTGAACGTAAAAACTTCACCGACGAGTACAGCTTCCAGATCATGACCGCCGTAGCGCCGCAGTTCAAGCGCGACATGGCTGGCAACGCTGGCTACGCGCAGTTCGTTAAAGGCGCATAACCGCCTGAGTTAGAATAGGGGCCTTGATTGGCCCCTTTTTTATTGGAGTGAAAATGAAAGAGTTTGAGATTACGCAGCGCGGCGTCTTTGTTGATGGCGTAGAGCTTGAGATTGGCGCACGCGTTAAGCATGAGTCGCTGCCTGTCACGCTGGTTAACAAGGCTATCGAGGTCGAATCAGTAGAGATCGAGCAGCCCCGCCGTGGACGCCCACCAAAGGATAAAGAGTAATGGCCAGATTCCGCGTCACATACCCCGCGAACGGCCTTGAGGCAGGCGCTGTAGTAGAGGCCGACTCGTGCCCGCAATGGCTTAAGGGTAAGTGTGTATCGCTGCCTGATGAGGCTGTGAAGGTGCTTGAGGTTGCGACGCCTAGGCCTAAGGTTAAGCGGAAGTAATAAAAAAGCCCTCACTTGGAGGGCTTTGTTTCAGATCAGGATAAGCAGCAGGAGCCATAGCATGCTCGTGTCCTCGGTTTGTTTATGGGCCTGATGTTCAGGGCGCTTGTCTTGCTTAACTCAGAGACTAGACTCTCAACCTAATCCCGTCAAGCAAGAAATCTCATTATTTTCGGCGCAATCTCCTTGGCCTTGGTCACTAGGAACAGATGGCCGTCTTCGATTACGTGCAGTTCAGCGCCAGGAATGCGTCTGGCGATGAATTCCATGTTGACCAAGCGGATGATCGGATCGTCATTGCCTGCAAGAACGAGCGTGGGTTGCTTGATCTTGTGCAGCCAGAATGCTGACGACCAGAACCAGACGGCCATGCCTTGGAGCTTGTATCCAAGCTGCGATGTAGGCGCCTTCATTTTGTTGGCGTAACTTGCGCACAGCTCAGGATTATTCCGAAACGAGCCACCATAAATCTCTGGAGCAATTGCAGCCATATGCTCAGGGTTCGTGTAGCGCTCAGGGCTAGCCATCAGCATCAGGACCTTCATCGAAGGCGGAACCATCGTAACGCCTGAAGAGGTAGCAGCCAGAATGAGCCTGGTGCAGCGCTTAGGATGGTCATAGGCGAACTGTTGAGCAAGGAATCCGCCCCATGAGACGCCTGCAACTGTAACCTCGTCGTAATCCAGCACATCAAGCATGCGGATAACGAGCCGACCAAGGCTGCTGAATGTATAGGGCAGCAGAGGCGAAGGAGACCCACCAACGCCAGGCACGTCGAACGCAATCACCTCAAGATCAGGATCAAGCGCAGCAACAAGGGGAAACACAAGCTCCAGTGATGCGCCGATGCCGTTGAATATCAGCAGCGGCGTAATGGTTGATTTTCCTGGACGAACAGCCGTGCGGATTGTCTGTCCGTCGATAATAACTGTGCGGTAAACGAATGGTGTTGTTTTTATTTCCGTTAAGCAGCTCATTGTCATTCCTTTGGCTTGGACTACAAGAAACTCAGTACACGCTCGTATTCTGCTGTCATTCGGTCAGCTTCTGCTTGGGCTTCTTGTTCAGTCTTGAAGCTGCCGATGATCATTTCGCAGCTGGTTACGGTGAAGGTATTGCGGGCTTTCTGTACTGTGAAGGTCATTTTGTTGCTCCGTTTATTGGTTATTTGCTGAATTTCCAAACATATTTTGAGAAATGCAGGAATCTTGTTAGGCGATTGCCAAATTTCCAGCATCCAACGACATGAATGTTTTTGAGCGTCATCCGCTCGACACCTGACTCAAGAAAAATGGCATATTCAGCACGGCTAAGAAGCAGTGTATCCGAGCCGTCAATGACTACAGTGGGCTTTCTGTCATCGACAAGTGTTGCTCCTGGATCTTTGACTACAGAAATCTTCACTCAGCTTTCTCCTTATGTTTTGTTGCGTGATTCGTAGGCTATTCCCTCGCAGATTCTACGTCAATAGCCCGTGCTAAAATATGGGAAACTATTTTCCAGGTGGCGAAAATGCCTACGCTAGACCAGCTCAAGCAGTACCTTACGTCTATCGGAGTGCCACTACCTCCTGATTTCATCTTGCAGGCATGGCTTGATACGGTTGCTGTGATTCAGCCGTGCCTTGATGGCGCCGGCTATCCAGCGCCTGCACAACTTCTGATTTACCTGTATGCGCTTGGCCTTTTCGGCTTCGTCAACGGCGACAAGTACATCTCCAGCCAGACGGCGCCTAGCGGTGCATCTCAGTCGTTCCGGTACAAGTCGTTTGCCGATGGCTATCGCTCGCTCCGAGCAATGCTTGGCGCACTCGACGCCTCCGGCTGCACCGATTCTGTTATTCCTCCGGAGCCTGGCGCATCTGCCGGCCTGTGGGTTTCTACCGGCGGGAAGTGCTGCTGATGGCCTTCATGTCCGCGTGGTACATGATCGACACTGCAACGGTCTATCCTCGCTTAGCCAGTGACGACTGGGGAGGCGGCGTAACATACGGAACACCTTATCTAATACTTTGCGGTCACGAAGGCGTATCGCGCCAATCACGCGACACTGAGGGTGCAGAGTTCGTTACGCGGGACATCTATTACACAGGAGACACTAGGCCCGCTTACTTGGACCGAATCGCATACGGAGACACAACCGCTCAAGCATGGGATGCAGTATCAGCCGCAGAGATTCGCAAGATCGCCCGTCACGGCATGT